TAAACTCCCCACTTTCTAATACCCTTCCAAATGTCAATACCCCTGTTGTACTATTCCACTTGACTTGCTCATCAACTGCCGTTCCTGTCGTTAAAATATCCTGAACATCTATACCACCACGAGAAACATAAAGACAAGCCTTGCCTATCATATCGCCATAAGTAATTGTAGTTTCTCCACCTGCTGCAATAGTTCCCTTTGTGTAAACCGCACCTCCAGCAACAATAACAACCCCTTCAGGATTGATTTCAGTTCCTGTTGTAGCATAAGCACCTGTACCCTGTAACGATACACTATACGTTGCTATGTCCTTATAAGGTGCATTTATTTGTAAACTTGTTAAATTACAATCCCCACTAATAACTACCAACCCATCAACTCCGTTGTCAATAACAAACTTTACTAAAATTGTAGTGCGGTCTTGTTGCTGCTCAAGTAAGAATAAATAGCCATAACCATCCAAAGTTATAAGACCATCACAAGTTACACTCCAAGTTGCAGTATCATTCTTGTATTCTCTATACCAAGCACTCGTTTGGCTTGTTACTTCTTTTTGGTCAACACTTACACTAAATGTGCAATTTGTTGAACACGAAAACGGAATATCTCTACCTGCTGGATATGTAACCGAAGGTGGTTCAAAATAATACAACATTATGTTATTGCCCTGTACTTTGTCTGCCATATTGCAAATTTAATCTTTTATTTTACTCTATATTATACTTTATAGTTTCTACGGAATCATTGTCCTCATTTGTTACCTCAATTAATTGAAAAGAAGTCACTTCATCAACTTGTGGAATTACATTACCCCTATTTAACATAAACTTTTTATCGTTATATGATAGTGCGTTTGTAGCTGAATCTTGTACCAAATAAACTTTATCTAAATAGTTTAATCCTTTTTCGGTTTCAAACTTACCTATTTCAGCTTCTAATGTGCCAAAATTCTTATTTAATAGGTTAGAATATTGTCTAGCCATTAACATAGCTAAAAGCGGAAATGTATTTGCAGTATCAGGATAACGAAACCAATTTGTATATGAAATACCCGAAGCGTTTACTATATTACCAATGTTGTTATTAACCGAATAACTATTTAAAAAACTTCCATAAGGTTGTTCTATTTCTTTAATAGTAGTATTATCAACTCCTACTTGCCTACTTACATCTACCGACCTAATAGTAGAATAACCTTGAGTTATTGCTACGCTTCTTATTTTTATATCCTCATATAAAGGGAAAGGACTTCCACCATCTACATAAAATCTTAATTGTACATATCCTTTTAATGCAACTCCTGTTGGACTGTTAACGCTAGTAATATCTACTGTTTGGGAATAACTTACAAAATCTGCACTATTTACTTTATTAATATCTATAAAAATAGATGCAGTTTGCCAACTTGTACCATTATAATAATATTTTATAGCGGTAGCTGGATTTATAATAGAAATAAATAGTTTAGCCTTTGTTCCAAAACTTATTTTGTAAGCAAAACTTATATTAAAGCTAGGTGCATTCATATAAGGTAAATATAAATAAGGGCTTAATGGTGGCAAAACACCCCCCATTTCTGCATAAGCAAAAAATCCACTTCCTACGGGCTTTGTAATATTAACAGTATTTGAAGATAAGTCCGAATCTATATCCATATTTACATAAGTACTTTGATTTATACTAGCAAAAAAACTCCATCCATAAGGCTGATAAATAAAAGCTGGTGGAACTGCACTATTATAAACACCTTTAAAGTTTCCATTATGAACATAATTATCAGCATAATCAAAATTCCCCTTAATTAGTACTTTTGGATAACCTTTTCTAATTATTTTATTTTGACTATTATTTATAAAATGTACATTGCCTTCGGCATAAGGTTCAATAGTAATATTTTTATCAAGTACACCACTTCCTGCATTAGCTACACTTGGATAAATTTGATATTTAGTATAGTACCTTGTATCATTTGCCATTTCGTTAATAGCTAATATCTGCCACATACCATCCGATTGAAATAATCTACAACCAAATGATTTAACTATATTATCTAATGCTTGGTAATAAGTTAATCCTACAAAATCACGCCTATATTGATAACTTTGGTCAAATGGTTCTTCGGATGAAGCATCTGCTCTTGTGTACATTCCTTCAGCATAATAAGAACACGATGTTAAAAGGTAAATAGGTTCAGGATAATCAATAACATTTAAAGTTTCTGCTATTATATCTATAAGTATATTTAATGAATTTATACTATCTGCTTCTTGATAAACAAATTCCGTATAATCTAAAAAAGAAAGTCCGTCAATTGCAACTAAATCTACTTGAACATATCCTGTTGTAAAAGGTATTTGTACATAATCATTAAATAAAAATCCTACCCAAATTGGGGATTCTATATCAACAGTATAAAGTTTAACAAAATATTTTCTAATGTCAAAACTTAATATACTAGGGAAATCTTCTCCATTTTCTTCAGTTGTTAAAAATGATATATTTAACTGTGAAGAAATAATACCTGCTAATGGTTCATCGTTACTAGCATTAGATTCTAAACTAATATTAATAGCTTCATAAGTTATAACATCACCAACATAATCTTTCTCATAAATATTTGCAGTTAATGTTGTTCCATCTCTTAATGCTTGTTCTATTGTATATCTTAATTCGTATGCCATTATACTAAACTTATATTTTGTCCTTTTAAGAATGAAGATTTTTGCGTTCTATTTATTGCCACTAATAAATCCTGTCCTCTTAATACAAATGAACCACCACTCATCCCACCGCCACCACTCATTGCACCTGCACTAAATGTAGTGTTAAGCATTCCGCTTAATTTACTTAAAGGTATAACCGCTTCAGGACCAGCTTCACCAATTAAAGCCATTGAAGGTCCATTTGTAATTCCACCTGCCGCTCTTGGACCTGAATAACCAAATGCACTTTGTAAAGCACCAGTTGCAGCAAATACCGCTTTAAGTTCAGGGAATGCAGTAAGTATAGCCTCAAATATTGATGCTTGAATAACCGCAGCAGCTATTGACATTGCAATATTTCTAAACATTTGACCAATAGCTTCTAATGGACTTTGTCCTTGTTCCATAGCATTAAAAATGCTCATCAAACCATCAGTTACACTACCTGATAACATTTTAGCAAAGTTTTCGTATGATTGAGCAAGTTCATCAACTCTATCGCTTTCCATCTTAAAACCCTTCATTCTACCTGCTGCATCCTTTGTTAAAAATTCTCCTAAACTATTATCCTTACCTGTAACCCTTTTTCTTTCTTCACCCATTTTTGTTTTCCTATCAGCAGCTGCTCCTTTATCACCATAGGTAAGAATTAAAGCATTATCAAATCCCTTGTCCTTAAATATCTTTTTGTATTTCTCAATATCCATTAATTGTTGAGCCAATTCATATTTAAGTGCAGCAGAAAATTCTTTTAATGTATCTAATGTTTCTTTAGCTTTATTTTTATCAGGAGTTGGGAATAATGTAACTTTTGCTAATTGCTTAAACGTATTAGTTTGTAAAGCATTAATATCCGCAGTTATTGATTCATTTAATAATTTAAACTCATCATTTATTGCTTTAATATTAGCATCAACCGATTTAATATCAAACAAACCTCTTGGACCACGTGCTTCTTTTAATTTAGTTTCTTGGTCTTTTTTAGCTTGTGCTTGTTTAGCGTATAATAAATTTAATTGCTCAATATTATTTTTTTCTTTAGCAGTTGCATCACCTTGCATTGCTGCTTGGTTTACTAAAGTTTGATAAAACTTCTTATCTTGACCTAATTTTGCATCTTGTATTGCAGCACTATTACTATATAAATCTTTTAATTGCTTTAACGCTTCTTCTTGTTGTGTTTTAGTTCCACCTGCAATAAGTTCTGCTAATTGTATTCCAATAGTTCTTTTAGTTTGTTCTCCACCAATTAGCTTGTAAATATCATCAGCAACTTCTTTAAGTTTCTTTCTAAATGCCTCTAATTCAGCAGTTGGTCCTTTAAAGAATGCAGCTATTTCTTTACTAAATGTAACCGCTAATGAAGATACTACACCAATTGCAACACCAACCCCTGCTGGACCCATTAACCCAGCAACCATTGCTTGTAATGCCTTTTTAGTTCCCCCTTCCGTTGCAGCTAATCTTTGGAACGATTCAACCATAGGATTCAGGTTATTCGCAATACCCATAATTCCATAAGGAGCATCTTGAGCAATCCTTGAGAAGTTTATAAGTGATTGCGAAGCATCACCCATCGGTTTGCCTAATCTTCCAGCTTGTTGATTTAATTGAGCAATTGTACCTTTTAAATTATCTATGTTTTTATTAAGATAATTTATTTCACCAATATTAGTAGCTTTCTTTAATGCACTTTCAAATTGTGCAAGAGTATTTTGTGCTGCCTTTAAGCTAGATTGTAACGCTGAAACATCGGCATCAATACCAATACTAAACTTATCAAATGAATCTGCCATAATATTTTAATTTACTCCGTACAACTTTAGTGTCCTTGCCAATTGGTCGCTTGTTAACATTACCTTTTCTTCTTCAACTTCCAAATCATCAATAGCTGGTATGTGCCAAAAAGACTTTATACTTTTGGGTGATTTTTCAGTTGTGTTACTTAAATATACAATATAGGCAAGGTTTCTAGTCCTTGCCCATTCGTTTAACTCTTGTTTTTCCTTACCCATTACGATAATAGAAAAGTCTTTCCAAGTCATATCCCAAAACTCATTGGGTCTTATATTGCATTCAGCAGCTTTCACTAAAATATCATCCCAACCTAACTTTACTAGACTTTTTTTTTTCTTCTTTAGGAGTTCCTTTTACTGCCATAACAGTATGTTCTACTATATATTTAAGATACAAAAGAACTTGTCCTTCAAGATTAAAAATACCGCCTATTTCATCAATCCAATCGCAAACATCATCTTCGGTAAATTCAATTTCTTGTTTGTTACTTATACAAGCGGATTTATATCCGATGTACAATAGTTTAACAATATTATCCAAGTCGTATTGATTTCCACCTAAAAACTCAAAGTACTTATCTATTGATATGTCTTTTGCTTTGCAAAATTCACGCATTGACCAAGTACCCCATTTTAATTGAATTGTTTTGTTGTTTAGTTTTAATTCAAACATAGGTTATTGGTTTTAGGCTTGTTCAGTTTGTGCAATTGGTGGTGTACATACTACAAAAGTTGCAGTAAATTTCACATCATCTTTATCAGCTGCATTTACTTCAAAGTCGCTAATAAATACAGTGCTAGTTGAAAGACCACCATAGTAAACATCACCAGTAGTTGGTGTTGCTTTACCCATTTTAATAGTAAATTGAGTTTTAGCAGCGTGAGCAGCATACAATTGTTGGTAAGAATCCTTACTTGGACTTCCTGTTTCATCAATTGCAAATCCTTCGCCTTTGAATGATTGTGTAAATGAAGGACCAGCTTGAAATTGGTCTCCACATTTTGAAGTTGCATCAATAGTGTTAACAGTTGATGTCAATGAGTTTGTCGTTAAACAAGCCACAGGTTTAAAAGTTGTACCTCCAGCTAAATCTGCTAAAAGGATATAATCCCTTGCTGATACTTTAGTTTCTGCCATTTTATTTTAATTTTGAGTTATTATTAAATTATAAGTTATTATTGTTCTCCATACATTATCCGAAGGGTTTAAACCATCTAAATTTCTAATTGCACCCACTACCAAACTTGAAGCATAAAACCCATTTGCTAGGGTTATATTCGTTTCGGAATTGATTGCAGCTAGTATTAAATCGCTTATCGTTTCGGCTCTTTTATATCCAAAGTTACTATTTTTTATTACAATGTCAACATCAATGGTAACTGCATTGGTGTAACTGATTTTACCTTGTTCCTGTGCCGATGCCCTTCCGTTCATAATCACATATTCATTTACTCCGTTATCAGGAGCATAACCATCGTAAACAGGCAATCCGCTTGAACTTGTCAAGTTAGTATAAAACCACTTCTTTACTTCTATATTAGGATTTAACATTCTTTATTACGTTTTGTATGTTTTTTCTCAAAACAGGTATTTCACTTTCAAAGGCTGGTATTAAGTAAGGTCTTGGTCGTAGGTTTATTTTTCTTATTCCTTTGCCCTTAAATTGTATTGCAAAATCCTCATATCCAGCAGGAACATTTACTGTTCCACCTGTGCCAAATTCTACATAAGGTGCATACTTTAAACGACTTCCAACTGTGTACATTATCTTGTCTCCTGTATTAACTTCCTTTAATTGGATTGAATTTCTTAATATACCATTATCAACAACCACATCCCTTCTTGCTTTGCTTTGAATAGCCAATGCAGATGCGTTAACCTCCATAGCCACTTCTTTAGCAATTTCAGGTGCTAATTTGCCTAATCTTGTAATTAGTGCATCTAATCCTTCAATCCTAAATAGAATTTGGTCTGCCATTAGAAGTACATTAATATTTCGTAAAATCTAAATTGATTTTCTACATCTTTCAAAGAATGAATAACATAAGTATCGCCTTCTGCTTCTATTTTGTAGTTATTTGTAATTGTAACATCATAACGGATAAATAGCTTTGCAGCCCTTGTATATGTTATTTGTGCATCCATTAATTTCCTGCTTTCATCCATAGGTCTAAAATCCCCAAATACAACCTCTTGTAAGGCATAGGTAGTTGTGTAGCCACCTTGCCCATCAGCGGTGATTGTAGGCACATATAAGCCTATTTCCGAGTACATTGTGTTGGCATCAACATAGTTTGCCTTTTTGCTTCCTATCCTCATAATATTGGGCTTATTCTTGTCCAACGCTGACACGCTTTCCAAGTCTTTTCACAAATACCTGTATCACTATCCAATCCTCTATTTTCGTAATCGTAACTAACTTGGTCTAAAATAGCAATCTTTAAATCGTTCGGAATGGTTGCGTAACCTACCACATAAGTTGCCTTTAAGTTTTGGAATTGCGGTCTTTGTAATTGTGGGAACTTACCACCAACTAATGTGTAATCAGCAGCAACAATAGTGTCTCCGTTTTGGTCTATTAAAGATGTAAAACTATTCATCGGACCATAAGGCAGCTGGAAGTGTCCATCCCAATTTGTAAACCATACAACCGCAGTCTTTGCTATTAAACTCAATCCTGTACCTACTTCAACCGCTTCCCTTGCTTGTTTAATCATCAAGGTAATTTGGTTATCATCAACATTTGTAGTAACCCTACAATACAATTTTGCCTCTGCTAATGTAACAGGCTCAACAACTGTACCTATGTCGGTCAAAGTAAAATCAATGATAAAATTATTATATGACATACATCTTTTTTACAAATTTACAATAAATATAATAAAAAACCCC